AGCCCCGGTAACCCCGGTAACCCCCCCAGGGTTAACCCCCGGAGAAATTCACGCCCATACTCAGGCAAGTACCCGGGCAGGGGAGTTTGCGCGGGGGTTGGGTCAAGAAATGGGGATCGACCTGGGGCATATGGTGGTGGAAGAATGGGAAGAAGAACGCATTGTCTCTGAGGTTGATCCCGAAAAGCGTGCCAAAGTTTTAGACGTGATCAGGGAAGAAACGGCAAGGGAAACCATCGAATCTAGGGATGCGAGGGCATTGGCAGGGAGGATGGCCAATAGAACGCAAAATTATGCCCACAATTGGATGCGGATTGCCCGGACGGAATTGCAAGGGGCGCACAACGATGCCCGGATTCTGAATGGTTTGGATATGTGGGGTGAAGGGGTTTTGATTGCCCGGATCCATGAATCGGGGGCTTGCCCCGATTGCATTAGATTGTTTGGACCTACGGCAAATCCCAGGATCTTCGAAGTGCGGGAATTACTAGGAAATGGTACAAATGTGGGAAAGAAAAAGCGGGAATGGTTGCCCACAATTTGGCCCATTCATCCCAACTGTAGATGTGACACAATGATTGTGCCCCCAGGAATGACGATTAAAGATGATCAAATGGTGATGCAAGATGAATAACGATTTTTTCTCAGTTTTTACGCCTTTTTCGCCCATGTTCAAGGGCTCTGCGGATGATTCAGAGCCTATGGTGGGACGCATTGGGGGGATTGTTTCGACCCAAACGACGGATCAGCAAGGGGAGCAACTGGTACAAGATGGGGTAGATTGGACCTATGCGCTCCGAAAGGGTTGGTTTAACTACGAGCACAAAGCGGGTCCCGAAAATGTACTAGGGCATCCTGAAAACATCGAGCAGATCATGTTTAAGGGGGAACCGGCAACTCGAATCGAGGGGGTTTTGTACCTGCACAAGCCCAAGGCGAAGGAAATTTTCGAGACTGCAATTGCGATGCAGAAAAGCGGTACAGGTCGAAGACTGGGATTTTCCGTAGAAGGTCAGGTTTTAGCCCGTGAAAAAACACGAATCATTAAGTCCAAAGTGTTGAATGTAGCGATCACGGCACACCCAGTTAATGCATTGGCGCGGCTAGACGTTCTAAAGTCGCTTGCAGCGGGGGCAGTAGGGTACCAGACCCCCGCACAAATGGGTTCTGGTTCATTGTCTGCCCTTGTCCCTCAAAGTATCGCGGGGATTCAGGCTATGAGCACCTATGCCGGGGGCAAGATACGGACCCAACCGAAAATCAGTCTTGCCGAGTTAGCCAAAATGCTCATGGGATCATTTGCGGGGGTCACTTACCCTCAAGCCATGAAAATTGCATATAAAATGGCGCAGTCAATGCGCGGTTAAGCCCCGATATTCCCAACCCCTAGTATCCCCCCCACGGATAGGGACGTTCTAGGTTGCGCCAATTCTTTTTTTCCCCAATGATGACGGTAGCTTTTAGACTTTTTGACGCGAATAGGAGCGCAATAATGGACCAATTGATTAAGCATCTTATGAACAGTGGGATTGATGCAGATCGAGCGCAAGAAATTGCTTCGGGATATACTCACGGCGAAGAGAACGTGGATGTGGTTCGACTGCAAAAAGCACTTGACGGGGTTGCCGACGCAATGGATAGGGATACTTCGGGGGATGTCGATCAGGCAATCGAAGATGCCCAGGACATTGCGGAAGCGGTGACCCGGGGTGCCGATGCCTTGTTGAACGAAGTACGTGAGCAAAACGCGGCACTTGCTAAGGGTGTCCTTGCTATTGGTGAAGAGATGCGCGGGTTACGCGATTATCTACATAACCAATCGGGTGCGGTTGCTGCGGTGGAATCCCAGGTAGACGCTGAGCGGAAGAGTTTGACCGAACCCGTGGCTCAAAAGTCGGTAACTGCGGGGGTGCTTGAATCCCCCCAGGATGAAGTACAAGCGGATGATCGGTTTACGTTTCTTGAAAAATCGTTAGAAGAGTTAAAGACGTGTGAAGACTCGAATCGACAAGCCATTTTGCGAAAAGCAGTGGTCCAGGTCGAAAGCGGTGTTCCCGTTGCCCAAGTCCAAGCCAGTATTCGCTACTAAAGGATAGACAAAATGAATTTTCCAGGTGCCAATGATGTTGTCCCAGTCGCGGATCTTATGCGGCTGAATGAAATGCTTCGCAAGTCGGGAACGGTAGGGTATCAGACCCCAACCGCTTTCGGATCAGACGCGGGTTCCCTTTCCCAACTGATCCCTCAGTCGTTGGAGAGCACTTTAGCTAGTGCGACGTTCACGATGAATGAGATCGTGTTGTGGAAGAACATTGCAAAGGTTGCGGTCGGCCAAACTGTACATGAGTACAATGTGGTCAAGGAACACGGGCTAGATCTTTCGCCATATATGGCCGAAGGTGGTGTTCCCGCGATGAACCGTTCGGAGTATGAGCGGCGATTTCTGAAAATTAAATTCATGGCCGAACGTCGTGAAATTACAGACATTGCGAGCACGGTCAACCCCTTGATGGGGCCGAACGCTACCGCACTTGCCGAAGAGACTGAGCGGGGCACCTTGCGCCTTATGCAGAAGGTTGAACGGGAATTGTGGCATGGTGACGAGAGTGTCAATTCTCTTGGGTTTGATGGGATTATCAAGCAGATCGGGGACGAAAGTGCTTCGGTCACCGATCTTCAGGGAGCAACCCTTAGTGCCCAAGATCTTCAAGATGTCCTAGCTGATGTGTACGCGGCACCTCGTTACGGTGCCCCTGATTGCATTTACATGGAGCCTCGCGCCCATGCTTCTTTGATCAATCAGACGGTTGCGACCGGTCGCCATGATCAGCTTAGGGTGACCGATGCCAGTACATTTACTTTCGGGGCAAAGAATCTTAACATCATGAGCCCTTATGGCTCTGTCCCTGTTAAGTCTGCACCGTTTCTGTTTAATCAGTTTGAAGCGCCGTCAGCGGCATCTGGTGATGGCGCTCCTGCACAGCCTACGATCACTTCGGCAACCCTGGTTGCCGGTGGTAATTTTGCGGCAGGGGGTGAGAAGTATAACTATTCAGTGGTTGGTGTGTCGAATTCCAATGGGTATTCGACGCCCAGTGCCACCACTGCGGATGTAACTCCTGCTGCTGGAAATAAGTCAGTGGATGTTCTTATAGCAAAGCAGTCAGGTGTGGATTTTTGGAAGATTTACCGGAAGTCCGATCAGACGGGGGAATCGGGTCTTGTGATGATTGGGGCTATCGCTAACGATCCGACTCAAGCCACAACTTTCACGGATAAAAACGATAACCTTCCGAACACTTCGACGGTGGTTATGGTGAAGCATTCGCCGGATGTTCTGAGGTTCGCAAGGCTCTTAGATTACCTTCGACGCCCATTGGCCGAGGTCCAAACTACAAGGCCATTTCTCCTTATGCTTTTTGGCGCACCTATCGTCGCTGTCCCCTCAAAATGCCATATCATAAAGAACGTAGGTATTGGATAATACTACGTTTTTCGGGTTTTTTGGAATGGATACTTCGGGTGGAATTGTATGCCCCCCGAAGTGTCTTGATACAGCGGGGGACGTATGCGGTTGAAATCAAAAAAGTATACCAAAACGAGGGTATTTGTGGGGGACACCCATTACGATGTCGATGCCAAAGGATTTTTATCCCCCACACCGGAGGGGGTAAACCTAAAATTGCTTTTGGCATTGGGTGATGAACATTACGCCCAGGTAGAAGAGATACCCGAACCTAAGAAAATGGCACCAAAGGCCGAACCTAAGCCCGAACCTAAGCAAATGTCACCAAAGGCAGAGCGGAAAAAGCCGACATCTAAAAAGCCCAAGGTTGAACCAAAAAAGTAACGTGGGGTTCTTAAATGTCCATTATCAGCGAATTAACCCCGGGTTGGCTGAAAACCAAGTTTCTCTTAGGGGTTGATCTAACCCTTGATGACGGATCCCCTTACCCCGACGACATATATACACAAGCGATTAAAGCGTCCATTGCGTACTTGGAGCATGAATTAGGGATCATTATTGATCCGTTCAAGGTCGCAAAGGAACGTCACGATGCTTATGAGCCCTATAGGTCGGGCTTTTGGCCTTTTCGCTTAGATTTTCGGCCCGTCGTTTCCATTGACAAAATCCAAGTCCGGTTTGGGTCATTTGAAGCGGCAGAGATCCCGACTAGTTGGGCTCAATTGGTTAGCCCAGAACACGGGCAAATCCATTTAATTCCAAGCGAGCAGGGCTTAAACTCTAGTTATTCGTTTAGGTCTGGGATCCCCCTAATCACCGGGGATGTGTTACAGCCGTTGCGGTATGTTCCGGGGTATTTTCAATTCAGCTATACTGCGGGATTCCCTATCGTTACGGGGGCATTAGAGATCCCTATCGGCACTCAGGCGGGGGATGAAATATCTGTTATATTCGAAACCATAATGAATACTCGTTGTGTAGTGGAAATATCAGGAATTAGCGGGGTTACTTTGTCTTCGGTAGGGCACGAAGGCTTTTCCGTTAAGGCTGATGTGGATATTTTGGCGGGGGCAACTGGCACCTATGCGGCATCCACAATTCCCGACGATATAAAACAGGCTATTGGGTACAAGGCAGCGTTGCTCCCTTTGGACGTGGCAGGGGATCTAATTGCGGGGGCAGGAATTGCCACGTTGAGCGTAGGGATGGACAATATCCACCATAGTCTGGGGACTACGGCATCCGCGACCAATTGTTTGCACCCAGATACCCGGATCGCATTATCTAACGGGACTACCCCCACGATCAAAAGTCTAGTAGGCGTGCCTTTTTTCGAGGTCGCTTGCGTCGATGACAACGGGATAGCCCGTGTGGGGCAAGGGCATTCGGCCCGACGCACAATCGAAGACGATGTTTTAGCCGTTGATTTGTCTAACGGTGAGCGTGTTCTGTGCAATGCCTCGCACCCATTTCGGCTTTTGGGTGGTGAGTATGTTCCAGCGGGGGAATTGCGGGAAGGGCAGCACTTAACCCCTTGTGCTATTACCACGGATCAACCTTTCCTGGGGGTTATCGGCGTAACTGATACGGGGTCAAAATCTTGGTTGTATGATTTGACCGTAGAAGACCACCATTGTTTCGGGTTAGACCAAGGCGTGATAGTGCACAATTCGGGGTATGGTGCTCGTGTTCTTCAATTCGAGCGGGAATTAAAATCTCTACTACCAGCACTTCGGGCGAAGTATAAAATGGTTAACGTGGGAGTCATTTAATGCAACTCCCGTCTCGAATTCCCCAAAAACTTGGTCCTAGGGTTGATTTCAGGCCCGAGCAATTCCGAAAATTTATTCTGCAAGCGGGGCTACAGGTCCAATGGGAACAGGCGCAGGAATGCCCATGCAAACGTAAGGGTAATGAGTTGGACCTAGCGTTGGCTATCCCCACGGGGTCTAGGACGGCTGAATCCCGCATAGATTGCGAAATGTGCAAGGGTAAGGGGTATTTTCACCATTCAGCACAAACGATCATTGCAGTGGTCACAGGTTCGCGTGAAAACCCGGATAGATTTAGGATTTACGGGGAGTATGCTGACGGCATGGTGGGATTATCCCTTTTACCCGAACATTTACCCGCATGGGGCGACCGATTTACGTTGTTGGATTCGGTGCTTTTGTTCCGTGAAACCCGTGTGCGGGGGTCAAATGCTGTGGAAAGTCTTAGGTTCCCTATTGTTTCTCGATTATTAGATTTAGCAGGGGGTTCTACTAGTGTTGACGTGCTGCAAGTGCATCGGGCGAACGTCGATGGGACGGCAGATCAGGCGGGGGCATTGCTTCAGGGTGTAGATTTTGTGGTGACACCCGGGGGGGACGTAGATTTTTCACTCGGGGACGCTAACCAACATGCTCCCGTTGAGGGATCCCGATATGCGGTGAGTTACTATGCCCATCCGAGGTATATGGTGGTCGATCATCCCCATGCTTTCCGGGATACTTTCATCAAAACGAAACAGGTAGATCCTACTTTTGCCCCACTGCCCGTCCAGTGTGATGCCCGATTAGAGTTTTTAAGTCGGGAAAACGAATAGATGTATACACGAATTGCCGACTTGAAAGATAAGATTTTTGACCTTGATCCCCAGGGGCGCAGGGCACGTATGTCCCGGGTCGCAAATCTTATCGTTTTTGAATGGACAAAACTTGCTAGGGAGTTAAACACAACTCGATCTGCATATGTCCAAAGCATTCAGATCGCGAGGGTGACAGAAACGGATTGTGTGGTCCAATTGCCAGGGAGCGAGTCCCAGGGCAAAAGCGCAATGTTGGCTCGAATCATTGAATTCGGGATGGGCGCGGGGGGCATTGGTACCTATTCTTCTTACGATGTTCGTAAGTTTTTATTGAGCAAGCGAAATCCGGGTACATCCCGGATACACGATGGACCGTCCGGCCCTTATCGGCACGTCAACTTTGACTACGATAAAGCACAAGCAGGGAGCATTTTAGGCACGGGTAGCCCCGGTGGCGTGTTCAGTCAAATTGCGAATGCACGTACCAATCAAGGGGAAAAGGTGTCGGCACTTTCAACCTCAAGCGAGGGGCGTACTATCTGGGGGGCTCGTGTTCCGGCTTCACGGGGTCAAAAGTTACGACCACACCACATATCGACGCAAGCGGCGGGAATGGTTCAATTTGCAGCAAAAAGCGGATCCAAGGGTGGGGGCAGTGCCACAAGTAGGTTTTCCACATTCAGGACCGCGAGTTACGCGAATACGGACCCGAAAGCATGGAGATCTAAGGGGGTCAGACCCCGGGGGTATGGCGCGGATGTGGCGGGACGGATTTCCGAGATCCTAAGTCAGTCAGGGATAATCTAATGTCTGGACTTTTTGATCTTCACTTGATTACGGCACTACAGACGGGATGGCCAGGGTATCGAGATTCTCAAGAAGCGTTTGATGAATTATTTATGGGCGTCCAACCCGCATTACTGCAATCATGGCGTGAGGTATTGGTGGACAGGGAGCCCAGTTTTAAGGCAGCGTTTTCACCGGGGCACGACGACTTCCCAGTGATTGCGGTACAACTCGAATCGGAAGTGGAATTTGAGCGGGGTCCGATTGGAGTGCAAGCGTATAGGCGTGAGAGTGACAATAGGCGTGTCCAGCAGATGTTACTAAAGCAGATGGTATCAGTGACCATCATTAGCCAACATCCCGAGATCACACGGGCGTTGCATGTCATTTGTCGAGCAATTACAATGCGTCTAACCCCGGCACTATTAAAGCATTATTTAGATATACATTTTGAAGATGCCGCAGACCTTGCGCCCGACGCTAATTTGCTTGCCGAAGATCATGGAATCTATGTTCGAAAGCAACGGTACGAGGCCCTTTCAGAGATCAATGTACCCGACTTAGAGGATGTGGTTTCTACAGAATGGGTTGTCGGGTTAGACGACGCAGAGCCAAACGCTAATGTTACAGTCATTCCGGGGGCTACGGATTCTGGAAATGTTGGTGTGGTGTTATGAGCAAAATCAGAGTATTATTTTTTGGGTGAGATTAGGAGCAAAAAATGCCGAGTAGCATAAATATTAGTGGTCTAAGGCAGTATAGACCCGGGATCTACGCGGTAATTGATGCGTCGAGCCTGGGCGGGTCAGGTGTTTCTACTGGAAATATTGCGATCATTGGGGATTTCCCTTCTGTGCAAGCAAAAACTTTGTACGCCTTTTCTTCTGCAAGGGCTCTTTCGGATTGGTCTTTGGGCGATCCTGATTTGCAGCTAGCGGGTAAGATAGCATTTTCCCCCTCGTTAGATGATCGAGTGGCGGGGGGTGCTGCCCGTCTTTTTGTGGTGAATGCGGGGACAAATACCCGGGCGCAAGCGGAGGTTCCCACTGACTGGGAGGGTGGGACGGGCAAGGGTACCTTATCCATTAAATCCCGTTTGTGGGGGGCAGCGGGTAACCGCATGTCTTTTGATGTAGCTAGTGGTGGATTCGGGTCCACAATGACTATTACCGTCAAGTATAACGGTGAAGAAGAAGTTTTCCGCAATGTAGGGTCCGGTGATCTGTTTACCATGCAGTATACAGGCGCGGTAATGACGAGGCACCACATATTCTATGGTTCAAATCAATGGTCTATCTCTTGGGGTTTCGATCAGATAATGGGTGCGGGACCGACGGTAGTGGCGGCGGCAGCAATCGCTGAAATGCAATTCGGGGAAACGGGTACCCTGATTAGGTTTGCCCCCTCCTCAGTAAATAACCCCCCGGATGTGGATGCAGTTATTGTGGGGACCGATGTGTTTGGCGTTGCCCAGACCGAAACGGTAACAATTTCAGCGGCTGAAGTCACCGCTGAAACCACCCGGGAGACACTAAAGAAGTATGCATCCATTGCTTCAATACAACTAACCTCGTCTACGGGGGTTCCGGTTCCCTTTCAGATCAAAGGCGACGCAATATTTGATCCATCCGGGTACACTTCGGTCAAGGCGATCACCACATTGTGGGCAGGGTTCCCAGGATGGACCCTCGTTGAAAAATCTCCCAGACTATCCAGTATCAACCCGACGCTTATTGACTACACCGTGATTAGTGATGCAAGCGCACTTACCGATGGTGGTCTTACTGCAAACGCTCTTGCTGTGGTGAGTGCGTTAAAGCTATCCGCATTTGTAGAAGCGGAAATCAATATCCATGAGGGTGCCATTTGGCATACTATCTACAACCCCTTATTTTTTGATGCAGGACCGGGAAATCCGGTTGCGCTGTCCGGGGGCACCCAGGCGAGCCCGGACACAGCGGGATACACGGATGCATTAGAAGACGTATTATCTGCGGATGTGCAGATAGTGGTGCCGATGTCGTCAAACATTGACGTACACAAAGCAGCATTGCAGCACTGTAAAGATGCGATGTTATATGGGTCCGAGCGGTGTACTTGGGTGGGGATGCCAGCAAATCAAACATTGGATAATGCGTTCACACATTATTCAGCGGCACTTAATTCCAGGCACGCGGCTGTAGTAGGCCAACAAATATCATATTCGATGCCCGATGGGACAACTCAGACGCTTGAGCCTATGTACTTGGCTCTGATGTGTGCGGGGATGCAAGCGGGGACAGGTGTTGCAACTCCCCTTACCCGGAAACGTCCCGATGTGCTTGATGTTCTGGGGTTGTGGGATCCGGTTGTCGATGCAAACGATGCTATCAGACAAGGTATTGTTAACATTTCGTTTGATAACCTGGGGTGGAGGGTTGAACGGTCTGTTACAACGTACCTCACTGATGACAACCCTATTTATTCCGAGGTCAGTGCAAACGAATCCATTAATACATCGGTGCGGATGCTACGTGCCCGATTGGACATTCAGATCGGGAACCCTGTAGTCGCTGCGACTGCCCAAAAAATTAAGGGCTCAGTCGAGTTAGCCCTTGAGGCTCAGGTCCGTGAGGGCATAATAAAGGCATGGCAAAACGCAGACGTCTTGGATCTAGGTGATCGGTTTGACATTTCCTATGAGGTTGCAGCGACCGAACCGCTAAACTTCATCAAAGTCACCGCAAACGTGGTTAGAATAGCAAGTTAGGAGTAGGTTATGCCTAGGGCATTCGCGGGAGCAAGAGCTATTGTTTTTGCAGAAACCGCAACCGGTAAAATGGAATTAGGGTGGGCTCAAGGGATTAACGGCCAGGAGAATATCTCTCTTCAGAGGGTGGATGTTCTTGGGGATATTGATTCTGTGGAAATAGAAGCGGTGGGACGCACCGTGTCTTTTACCGTCGATTATATTCGAATCTTAGACAAGTCTTTGGCTGAATTGGGCATGTGGCCAAGGGGCGGCACGTCCGTTGTTTTGGATTTTCCTGAATTACATTTCGAGATCTATGATCATGTAGATGATGTGGTGCGTTGGAAGATCGAAGGGGCAAAGCCGGAAAGTCGGTCTTGGCGTGTGGATAGATCGGGCGTGATGACAAACAACGCCACTTTTCAGGCACGTAAACTTTATGATGAGAAGGGTATCGTTTAATGGATTTGCGTAAGTTGGCCCAAGATGCCGAAGGGGCAATAGAGCCCCCTGTGCAACTTACCCCCAGGGAACAGGTATGGTCTATCCGCTATGAATCCCCGGAAGGGCAGCGGCACGAAGGCAGCGTTACTTCAAGGATCATGACGGGGGACGAGCGTTTTAAGGCATCCCGAATCACTTCGGATTTGCTTGGAAGACCTTGGACCCAGGTGCCCCCCCAGGCACAAATCCATGCCATTGCTTTAGGCGTAATCGCTGTCCAACTTCGCCACGTACCCGAGTGGTTATTAACTTCCGTTCAATCGGATGAAGAATTAGCTTTAGAGCTACTAGCTACGTGCCGGGGTCACGATACCCGTTGGTTTCGACGAGACATCGAAAAGGGTGAAGGACTTCCGCAAGAGCGCAGGATTTTCATTGATCCAATTGGCATTCCCCCCGCTCCCCCGGTCGAAAGTGAATCCCCTTATGCCGGATCTAGGTCCGGGGGATCTACTTGAAGCCATTTTATTACGGATCCCTGATGCAAATTGGAAGGATTCGGATATGGGTGGCGGTCTTGACTTTGATAAGGATGGGGTACCGATAACTGGGGATCCTGTTATAGACGAATGGGAGCGTGCGGCATTCGATGGCAGGACAAGATCATAAAACACGCATAGAGATCAAAATTGATGATTCGGATGCACGAGCATCCGTTGAATATATAGTCGCCCAACTCCAAAAAGCCCAGGATCTAGCCACGAATCTAAGTATGGGGGCTTTAGATCCATCCGCTGCGGCAGGGGGGCAAGTAGTCCCCGGTGGGCACACAACATCTACTCAGAAAGAAGCGGAAAAAGAAGCAGATAGCCGTCGTGGGGGTGGGGGTGTAAGCAATGCTGTGGGGGTCGCAACCCAAACAGCAGCGGGGTTGATGGGGGTGCGGGGAGGTAACGCGGGGGTCCAGGCTATCCAGGCCATGATCGACGGCATGGGTAAAGCTGCGGGTCTAATGAAAGACGGGCTCCCCCCGATACTCTCACACTTTGTCGCTCTCAGTGGTGCTGCGGCACGTCTAATAGGCGAAGGGGTTTCGGCCAGAGTAGGTGTATTGCAAGAGCGTGCGGCACTTGAACCATCCGAGATTCTAACCCGGAATATCGCGGGATATAGTCCCGGGACAGGTGGGACTTTTCGAAAAGCAACGGGAACCACTTCCGGTGTTGGCATGGGTTTTATGCCGGGACAGGCGGCAGGGGTTGTCTCTAGTTATATGGGGGCATATGGCCTTGAAGGAAAATCGGCACTGGGGGTAAGCAATGCCCGGATAGGCATGGGGCGCATGGACCCGTTTACATTGACCCGGGAAGGCATTGATCCCAGTACATATGCGAGGCTACTAGGGGGTGCGGTCACGGGCGGTGGGGGTGGTTCAAGTTTCGTCACGCGGGGTGGTTCAAGTAGGAGCAGGGTTACAGGGCTCCAAATGATGACAGGTGCTAAGAAGATCGGTCAAGATACTCGGATAACAT